CAATCTCCTCAAGCAGCTTGCAAATCTGGCTCCAGCAGTCAAGACCTATCATTTTGGGTTTCAGCGTCACCCGTCTCGTGGAAACATTCGCACGGTGCCGTCAGGTGTCGTTGCCTACGATGCCGCCGCAAACGAGGACCCAAAGGAGGAGGGCTTTGGCTTCAACAAGATCCACGAGTATCTGGAGATGGTGAACCCCGATGTAGTCATGATCTACAATGATCCTCTGATTATCCACCGCTTTGTGGAGGCCATGAAGTACAGCAAGGAGACGTCGCCGTATAAGCTGTGGGTGTACGTGGATCAGGTCTACGAGGGCATTGCTCCTCAGCTGGCCGATACGATTCGCACGAATGCCCACCGTGTCTATTGCTTTACGCAGTATTGGACGGATGTCTTCAAGACATATGGCGAGTTTCCCGATGTCCGCACACTGGAGAATGCGGTGGATACGACCATGTTTTCCAAGCTTCCTGATGGAGTCCGAACCACCATTCGGGCGACGATGGGTCTGCCATCCAATGCCGTTCTCATGGTGAATGCAAACCGCAACAGCCAGCGGAAGCGTCACGATCTCGCCATCATGGGATTTGCGGAGCTTCTTGCTCGCGATCCCACGAAGCCGTACTACTTCATGATTGTCACGGGTCTCAATGCTCAGCAGGGCGCCTATTACGACATTAGCCGAATCTTCACGTCAGAGCTCCAGCGTCGCGGCCTCAATCCCGAGGACTTTGCTAAGCGGCTTATGCTGGTGGATACGTCAGCAAAGCCAGTGCCTGATTCCGCCATTAACGAGATTTACAATGCTGCGGACATTGGCGTGAACACCTCCGATGGAGAGGGATTCGGGCTTTGTCAGATTGAGCACCTGTATACGGGTGCACCGCAGATTGTGACAGACATTGGGACCTATCGTTCCTTCATGGACGAGACGGTGTGTGGATTCGTCAAGCCCGGTGACCGCGTCTATTACTCAGGCACCATGCCGCTTGGACTGTGGGCCCCGAGCTTCAGCTACAAGGACCTTGCGGATGAGATGGAGCGCATGATCGCTGCCCTTCCGCAGTTCAAGAAGGCCGCAGCTGCCTATACGTTCAAGACGTGGAACGAGGTGTGTGCGGCGTGGCTGGAGGACGTTAAAGCAGAAACCGGATTGAAGTTGGTGACATCATAACTCCCATACGCAGCAGGCGCTGATGGTCGTCCCACGCAGGTCCATCAAACACTTCCCTTGTGTTCGGATCAATTATGAGTGAGATGCCCTTGATGAGCACCTTTTGCAGACGGCGGTGCTTCTTGGATGTGTTGCGCAGAACAGTGGCATCCAGGTCTTCACTCTTGATGTTCGGCTTGAAGGCTAAGTCCTCTCCAGTTGTGGTGCTGTCAAATCGCATACAGGACACCTGCGGGCGTTCCCGGGAGTGGAGCTTTCGGTGAATCTCGCAATCCACTGCGGACTCCTTCAGCAACAGAGACATTCGCTGACCAATGCGCTCCTTTTCATATGCCGTTTCATACAAGTATTCATCCGTAGACATAAAAGTCTCCACAGGGTCTCCCTCATAGCGCTTTGTGACCATATCGTTACGACGAATGGCCACAATGTTCGGGTATTCTGCGGATTTCATCTGATCCTCCGTAAAGACTGAAATGTAAAAACTGACCTTGACTGTGCGCTCCTCCATCGGAAGGGTTGCGTGAGAGCAAATGCGAATCGCACGACCAATGACCTGATCGTGGCGAGCCGGAGTCCAGTGCGGTTCCATAATGTGAACGTGGCGGACATTGGTGAGCGTAATGCCTTCTGCGCCCGACGCCGAAGCCATCAGGACCTTCAGAATTTTCTTGCCCCGCTTTTCCACACTTTCCTTGAGAGAGGGTGGAAAGTTCTTTGAATAGACGCCGTTGAAGATCTGGCGGGTCAGGTCACGCTCTTCCTCCTTCTCCTCACCCGTATAGAAGGTATACGCCGGACGGTCATCCATCTCAGGGTCTTCTACCCACTGATTCGCAGAGTGAGACAGCTTGTATCTCTGCCATCCTGCGTGTTCAAGCACAGCCGACAAGACGCCCAATCCTTCCAACGAGCGATACTGCGAGTAGATAAACTGATTTCCGTCCTTGGACTTCTTTATGTTCTTCAGAATTCGCAGCATCTTGGGGCTGAAGATCTCCAACCCCTTTTCAGAGAGATACCGATCAGGTTCCGCCAAGAGCTTCTTCCGAACTTCGTCGCCTGATATCTTCTGCGGCTTGTCTTCTGCTGCTCCTTCCTCTACCTCGGGCTTCTTCATGTCAAGAGGAAGCGCATAGTCGCAGACCAAGCGTGTCGGAACTCGGAACGTACTGAGGTTCTCATTCAGCTTGCTTCGGCCTCGGCGAGAATCAATCTTCATTTCAATCCAACGGGCTTCAAGGTAGCGCGTGAACTGTTCTTTGGACATTGGAACCTTCTCCAGCGTATCCTCAAGTTCAATGCGTTTCGGAAGAAGGCGCTCGTCGGCACCCTTGAAATACGAAACCAGTCCTTGAATACGACGACGAAACAGCATGGGGTTCTTCACATTCAGTCCATCAATAAACAAGGTTGCAAACTCTTCATAGTCTGTGGGCAAACACTGAAACTCTTCGGTTGTCACGCGTTCTGTGGCAATCTCACCACCACCGACCTCAATTTCAATCTTGGTCTTTACCGATGCAACCCAGTCTGCGGCCTGAGGAACGTACGGCATGTCCTTCATGTACTGAACGGCAATACGATCACCCTCTCCATTGTATGTGGACCGAAACTGGGGAGGGTTGCGCGTGATAATCACTTGCTTTTTCAGCGTATTGAACTCAATCGTATCGGTCTCGGGAAGAGTACGAAACGCATTGGTGATCTTCTCCTCGTCCCACGTAGGAATGGTCTTGAAGGGAATGGTGATTCGCTCAATCGGTCCACGCAGAAGGTTCATCATGAAGGCAATTTCATTCGGCGAGTTAATGATTGGAGTTCCGGAGAGCAGTACAATCTTGCAGCGCTGGGCACGGTAGATGGACTCATACAACTTTCCGGTGATCTCAGACTCGTTGATGACACGAGAGATCAAGTTGTGGGCTTCATCGATAATGACCACCGAATCGTCATACATTCCCTCCTTGGTGTAGTCGGCAATGCTCGTTCGTGTGAGTCCGTTGTAGCGAACAAAATTGAAGCGTTGATTGAGAATGTCCTTGATCTGCTCACGAATCGCCGCCTTGTCCTGAGTCGACAACCCCTCAAAATTCGGCTGCTGACTTGACGTTGTGACAAAAATGCGATTGTGCTTGTCCATGAATGTCTCCGAAATGCCCAGCCGTTTTCCCACCTCACGCACCTCGTCTGACATTTGGCGCACAGTCCAATGGTTCTCTACGGCATAGATGGGGTCGCCGCACTTCTGCAGTTCCTCACGAAAGTTGGCTTCCAAAGACGCCGGAACCATGACGTAGACCTTGCTGGTCGACAGCAGCGACTCCGCCACGGCAATAGAGGAACACGTCTTGCCCGAGCCCAGTCCGTGATACACCAACAGGCCCCGATACGGTGTCTCAATCTTCAGGTAGTCCCGAATAAGCTTTTGATAGGGAAAAAGCTCACGACCCGTGCCCGTCCGTTTGGCACATAGGTCAATGTTCTTATCCTCTTCGTCCAGCGGATCTACGTCCTTTGCGCGGTAGTCCGACTTAATGAACTGCCGTGTGATGGCGTCTGAGAACGCCCTCCTGTTTGGCAATACGTATTCGCTCATTGTGTTTGGTGTGGAACTTTTTAGACACGTATTTACAAATGTCTAGCAGCGCGTTTGACATAACTCCGAGTGATAAGGCGGATGCACTAAAAGTAGCCGATCGCATGGGCAGGTATGCCGCAGATATGCCGGAAGACGAAACACGTGAGATAATAACCCAAACTGCAAAGACAGTCAGACGTTGGGCTAATAAGCAGTCTCTTCTCGGTGGGCGTCGTCGTCGCCTGCGCAAAACTCGTCGCAGCACTAAGTAATGGATATAGCCCGACGCAATCATCGGATGTGGATGGTGACCATCTATTTGTTCCTGATGGCTGCATTCCTGTACCTGAAACCGTCCGTCGCCTTTGGGCGTGAAGGACGGATTCGCCCGTTTGGGGCAACCGATCGGGAAGCAACGGTGTTCCCGTTGTGGTGGTGGGTGTTTGTGATTAGTGTGGCTGCATACTCCATCACGGTCTATCTCGCAGGGTTCCGCTTCACGTCCTAGCCAGTTTCAAAGGTCGTCACGATGCTTCGTAGTTCATTGATCATTGCGCCCCTCTGAACATGGTGAGGACGGACAAGAGCCGTGCACTCGTCAAACGTCTTCCATGCAATACCCGAGATCTCTCGGCGTTGCATTGGAGTAAACCGCTGCGTCAAGTCAATCATCTCCGGGTGCTGCGCCAGTGCGACAAAGTAAATGTGGCGATACGTAATGCCATTCAGTCCCTCAAACGTTTCTTCAAGGCGAATGTTCTTGAGGACAAGGTAGGCATCACGGGGAACGTTCGTCTCTTCACCAAACTCACGAATCGCACAGTCTACGTCACTTTCCCCCCGAATTCTGCGCCCCTTTGGAAATCCCCATTCGGGCTCCTCGTAGATTGAAGGGTGCTTGCTCACCAGCGCAGCCCAGTCCAACTGCTCAAACCGTTCCTTGGACGTGGCCAACTCGCCGCTTCCGTGATCATCTCCCCACAAGCTTTTCCAGATGGTTTCAATGGGCGTATCGCTAATGAGGCGCTGCTCTAAAACTGTCATGTTTCCAATCAGGCGCCCAACGTACTCCAAGTCCGTAGGGTCGTACTTTCCTCGCATAAATTCCGCAAAACTCATACTGTCTTTCCTCCGTATCATCAGCAATCGAGAGGTTGATGGATCAATTGGAAGAGAGGAACTATCTGCAAGAATAAGCCCACACGATAACACCGGGTCCTTACACGCTCGAAAGAGATGACCTCGTGTTCCACAGTTGTTACAATACATTACTTGTTGTGACCTTGCGGGTAGATCTATTCGTTTTTCCATTGTGTCTTACCACAACTTCCTTTGTAAGTGATACATAAATGGGATCCTCTGCTTCACAACCCATCCCAGGTGTTGCCCCCACAGGCTTCAATGCCGCGAGCGTGGTGATGAAAATCCTCGTATCGCTTGTTGGTCTTGTCATTCTACTTTTTGCCGCACTGTTTATCTACAATGCAGTTGCAATGTCTACAGGGAAAGCGGGAACATCTATCTTAGGATCGCCTACGGTTCCTGATCAGGCACCCCTTCCACTAGACGGGAAAGTAAAAAAGGTGATTTCTGCCGCCAATGCACCCATCACACAAGGCGCAGACAATAGCGTTCAATTTTGGATGTACATCAAGGACTGGAATTATCAGTTTAGTGAGAAGAAGAGTGTCCTGTATCGCCAAGACGCGACGACTCCAACGTTCCGAAACCCCGACATTTCTCTCCATCCGACCGACAATAGCTTGGACGTAGCTGTCTCAATCTACACGGATCCAGGCGATACGACGTCAACGGACACCTACACCTGCACGGTAGAGAACGTTCCTCTTCAAACTTGGTTTTCTGTCTCTGTTGCCGTCTTTCAGCGAAACTTGGATGTCTACATAAACGGCAAGCTCGTCAAGTCCTGTGTCCTTCCGGGTGTGCCCCGTCCGGCGGCCGGAGACATTATCATCGGTGACGCGCTCGGGTTTTCGGGGTCTGTGTGCAACGTGCATGCCTATCCTAATATGATTAGTCCGTCGGACGCATCGGCCTTCTTCTCGGCGGGAACCAATTGTGCATCGTTTGCTCAGCCCGGATCAACAAACACCACAACAAAGGGCTCCTCACTGACACTCTTTGGATACACCTTCACGTTTGCTGTGAGGGATAGTTCGGGTAATGTCATCTCAGAAACATCTGTCTAATGTGTAATGAGGATCTTGCTCAAGTGCCCAACTCGTTCTCGCCCAACTCAATTTTTAGGCGTTCTTCGGAAATATGTTGAGCTCGCCAACCGTCCGGATCTGTTAGGGATCTGCGTATCGTGCGACACAGACGATGCAACCATGACACCGGGAGATATTCAGCGTGCAATCAAAAACATCACCCATACGACCGCATGGTCCGAGATCTACTACGGAACCAGCAAGACAAAGATTGAGGCTGTGAATGCAGACATGAACTCCGTTTCGTGGCCGTGGGATATTGTTGTTGTGGTGTCGGATGATATGCGCCCGCAGATCAAAGGGTATGATGATGTTCTTCGTTCGCACATGATGGCGAACTTTCCGGATACCAACGGAATTCTATGGGTAAATGACGGGACACAAGGGGAGAAGCTGAATACCATCTCTATTATAGGACGCACGATGTATACATCCTTTGGGTTCCTCTATCACCCCGACTACAAGAGCCTCTTTTGCGACACGGAGTTCACAGATCTTTGCAAAGGGAGCTTGGCGTCAAAGTGTAGATACATTCCATATGTTCTCATTCGTCACGAGCATCCGGGCACTGGATTTCCTGAACGAAATGACGCGCTGTATGCACGGAACCAACGATACTGGACTGAAGATATGTACACCTACATTTCCCGAAAGACATACGACTACGACTGGAGCATTTTGATTGCAACCATTCCCGGACGCGAGCAGCGTTTGCAGGGACTTCTCCAAGTGATCAATGAACGTCGCGCGACAATCTGCCCAAATCTTCGTGTTGAAATCTGTATCTCGTTTGATAACCGCGAGAAGAAGATCGGAACAAAGCGCCAAGAGCTTCTTCAGTCGGCCAAGGGGAAGTATTTTTCGTTTATTGATGACGACGATAGCGTGACGCCTGCATATTTTGAGGATGCGCTTGCCACCATTCAGGGTGGATTTCACTCTTGTCGCCTTCGAGGACAGATGAATCAATACACGTTCACGCATAGCATTCAAAACACTCTGACGATGCCCATGTGCAGAGGAGACGAGTTTCTACGTCCCCCGAATCACCTAAATATTATTATGACGGACATTGGGAATCTCATATCCTTTCGGAGTGCGACACGAGGCGAAGATCTAGATTGGACGATTCGCCTTGCACAAACCGGATGGCTCCGAAGAGAATACACATCTGATCACAGCCGAATCCACTACATTTACAATCTTGGCACTCGGACAGTTGATCCTGGAACAGCCGAGCACCAGCGCACAGTCACCTATGATGTGATGTTGAAGATGGTATGGAAAGATGACGGTGCTATGATGCCGCCACCCGAACCTCGCAAGGCGGGGCTTCGTCTCAGTGCAAGAGGCTTTGTTTCTAAGTAGTAGGTAATGGGTGCTGTTGAGATTGTTGGGGGTATTGTCGTTGCCGTCGTTATCGGGATCATTGTGTGGCAACTCTTGTCAACCCAACCCAAGAAATCAGACATGGTTGACATTATTCCCGGATCGCTCTCGGGGAAGCAGGTGAAGTCTGTGTCTACTTCACTTAGTCGGTCATTCAACCAACCGGAGGGCGCCACCTTCTCGTATACAGGGTGGATTCTCGTGAATGATTTCACGTATAACTATGGCAAAAAGCGGACCATCTTCACGAAGGATGATTGTCCGGGTCTGTATCTAGACACAACGTCCAACTCTCTGTTGGTGACCGTCAATACGTATGCGGACATTGCCGAGAGTGTCTTGATTAGTAACATTCCTGCAAACAAGTGGGTGCACTTTGCCATCATTGTAGACCAAGACGCAATGGACGTGTACATCAATGGCATTATTCGTCAGCACCACTCCTTCTCGCAGCTTCCCAAACAGAACGATGCGTCTGTCACGGCAGGCGGTCGTGCCGCCGCCGGATGGGATGGTGTTCTTGCGACTCTTCAGTATACTCCGCGTTCCTTGTCAGCAGGCGAAGTGGCTGCTCTGACAGCGAACGTTCCAAAGGACGATTTGCGCGCAACACCGTCGGGACCTCAGTACTTTGATTTAACATGGTATACCGGACGAACTTAATTCTTGGATGTCTATAATGAGCGCCGGTGGTCAAAACAGTTCAACGCTTTCGGGTATCCAGGGAATGCGTATTCGTGACGCGTCCGATGTAGATGCACAGAATCGACTGCGTGAAATTTTTCAGATGTTCAATTCGTCTACTCCTAACGCCGTCCGTCCTCGCATTCCGAATGGAAACGACAACTACCTCCAGTTTCTGCAGGGCGTTAAGGAGGTGTCCTCCAACGTAGCGGGTGGATCCGCGTCCTGTACTGCCTGCGCCGGACTGACCTACAATGGAAATGGACTGGTTCTCACGTATCGGAACGGGAACTTTCCTCCGGTTTAACGTCCTTGAGCTTTGCGATCGCGCTCTTGGCCTTTCTCTTGGATGCTGGATCACTGGGGTCATATGTGAAGAAGTATTCCAAGTAGGCGGCTGACGTCTTATCCTTTCCGAGATCTGAGAACATCTTTGCCTTGTTCCGCTTCATATCCGTCAATGTCTCTTGTTCCCCAATGCATTCCTTGGGGGTCAAGATGTCAAAACGCCGAGAAGGTTTCTTGTTTGCGAGGTCCACAAGTCTCTGGGCAATGCAAAGAACGCTGGCAATATTAGACTCTTCTGCGCCCGAATACATGTACGCAAAGAAGAACTGAAGTGTAGTTGGAATGCTGGCCACACGAACACCATTCTTCATCTCGTGAAAACTGTGACACGCCGTTGTCTCGTAAAACCGAAACAGTGATTTCGTGCCGTCCTCGTTCATCACCATGGTGCGCCGAGGAAGAATATCGTTTTCTTCGTGGACTACAACCTTCTCTCCCTTTGTCAGTTGTTCAATGGTCTCGCGCTCGGCCAGAAGTCCAATCGGGGTTGTCCACTTTTGACCAAGGTGAATTTCCGCTGCACTCACACTAAGCAGAACAACAGCCTCATTCTGAAGCATTTTGATGACGCCTCTTTGCTGTTGGGGAGTCAGATGGTCGTGTGATGCCCCTTCTTCTTTCTTGCACGTCACCGGATGAGCGGCATTCAAAAGCTGCAGGCGCTTGTAGACCTTCTCCCAGCGAGACACGTCTCCACGAGGACGGCTTAATTCAAGGTACATGGACATCCGCAGAAAGTTCGGAGATACATAGTGAATCTCGTTACGAACCTCTGCCTGTTTCCACAACCGGTCAAAGACTTCAGGTGTCAAGCTGGTAATGTCGGCGACACCCGTGTAATCTGCAAAGACCTTGAAGGTTCCAAGGTGAGCGCCCGACTTGACTTCAACCTCCTTGATTCCGCGCGCCTTGAGCTGATTGGCAATGATCACTGAATGGGCTTGAGGCGTCTTGCTAAAGAAGTCATAGTCGGGAACTTCCTTTTCGGGGTCATAGAATCGGTCTTTCTTAGGCAGAAGGTTATTGATCGCCGTACCACCGTAACAAAGTACAGGGTGTTTCTTCAAGAATGCTTCTACGACACTCAGGCTCGTCTTGATCGCTGGGTCGGCGGCGGCGGCACGGTTGTTTTCATCCTCAAGATCCTCAATAATCTTGGTGAGGTCCTCCATTAAAAATGGATAGGAGTTTGTTTTTATCTCTGGAAGCAGCAAGAATGCCACCTAGACAGTACAATCTTCGTAACCGCAAGGTCCCCGTCGTGTGGGTGGACGACGACACACTTAAGACCAAGGAAGAGGAGGATGATTCAAGCGACTCCGACTATGAGGAGAGTGAAGAGGACGAGGAGAGTGAAGAGGAGAGTGAACACGAAGACGAGGAGGAAGCGGACGAGGAGGAGTCCACCCTCAAGCTCCCCAAGGGTGCCAAGGTATCGGTCAAGCTTCACATTCATCAGTTCGCAGGAGGCAAGGGAGGGCGCATTGACATTGATCAGGAGAGTGAGGACGAGTCTGAGGAGGACGAGGAGGAGTTCATTGCTCACATCATGAACAAGTATGTTCGGCCCACAAAGGGCATGGCTCCCAGTCGCAAGTCCCGCAAGGAACGGGAGGATCACGACACACCGGCTCTTTGTCTGAATGAGGAAGAGGAGGAGTACTTTGAGGATCTGTCCAAGTCCAAGCGCCGGCGCCTGAATGAGCAGATGAAGGGTCTTGCCAAGCTCGTCTCCGACGGT